TCTATGAAATAGAAAAATATAAAGGGTCTGATAAATATGCAGATATAATGAAAGATTCTCCTGTCACTGTTGCTTTGGGATCTATGGTTTTTTTTTACAATTTAGGGACAGAATTACTGAGAGTTACAACTCACTCTTTACAGAAACAAGCGTTGAAGGAGTTACAGGGCTTGAAGACCAATCCTTCGGAAAAAAATGGGGATGGTATCAATCGGTATATGCTCTTGCTGGAGGAGATGTCAGAAAATTTGAAGAAGTTACAAAACTCAGCGTTCATAAATGTTTGATGTGGTTAGAGTTTGAGAAAGAGAAAAATGATTTAGAAGCAAAGAAAATAAAAAAAGCATATAAACAATGAGAGCAGTATATCAAGTATTAGATAAAATAAAAGACAAACTAAGAGCATCAGAAACAATACAAACAGTTTCTTTTGGTGATTTGTTTGAAGTGAACCTAAACAAGACAGATATATTTCCTTTAGGACACGTTGGCTTAGGAAACGTAACTTTCTTAGAACGCAAACTAGAACTTACAATAAACCTAATACTACTTGACATTGTAGATGACAACAGAGACCCTTCTACAGAAGATGAGTTTTACGGAAACAATAATTTACACGACATACTAAACAGCCTACTTGCCGAAACAAACATTCTCATTTCAGACCTAAGAAGGGGAAGTAGTTACAGTGAGCTTTTTCAAATAGAAACAAATGTAACAGCAACACCTTTTTTAGATAGGTTTGAGAATCAATTAGCAGGATGGGCAGTAGATTTAGTAGTGTCTTTTCCAAACAATGAAGTAAGTATTTGCTAATGGGAAAAAGAGTACAAGGCACATTAGATAAATTGGCTAAAGAAATTATCTCAAGTATGATTGAAGAGATTTCTAAACCAAGACCACAAGAAAGAAATCCAAGAGGTAGGGTTGCTAGTGGTAATCTTGTAAAATCTTTTGTACCAGATATATCTGAAGGTAAACTTGGAATATATAATACAGCAGGATATGATACTGTAGTAGACAAAGGTAGAAGACCTGGTAAATTTGCACCTATTGCACCTTTGGTGCAATGGGCAAGTCTAAAAGGCATTGTGCCTAAAAAGAAGAGATCGTTAAAACAGTTCGCTTTTGCTGTTAGTTATAAACTTATGCAAAGAGGTTATCCAGGAATTGAGTATGTAGCAAAATCATTTATGAATAAACAGGACATAATAAATCAAGAACTTGGAGATGCTTACTTATTTGACTTAGAAGAACAATTAGAGAACCAAAACCCAAACCTTAAATAATGGCAACTAAAATAAACGTAAGAAGTCCTTTCTTTATAAAAGCAACACCTAGCTCTGGCACAATATCAAAAGCTGTACTTAGTCTTTTTGTGTATGATGGTATATTTACCACAAACAAAGGAAGTGCGGTATACACAGTAGAAAAAACTCCACTAACAGGAAACAACTTTGTTGTATTTGAAATATCAGAACTTGTTAGAGATTACTTAGATATAGAATTTAGCGGAGACTATGAAAGCACTTCTTCTCCAGAAATAGACCCAGTACGTTGGGTGGAAGCTGACATTGTGATAACAAAAACTGATGCAAGCACACAAAACTTAACCAGTGATTATATTGCTTTTGATGGTTATGGTTATTTTGAAGAAGGAGTAAATCCAGAACTGAGTAGAACTTTACTACAGTCCAACAAAACAATATTTAGGGTGGATGACTTTAACACTAGAGTTCCTGTATTTACCGAAGACACCAGTTCTGTTTCTTTCTTAAACAACAATGAAGTAGTAAGAACTGTAGCAATATCTTCAAGCACAAACACAAATGCACAAGTCAAATATGTAGACGTGTTTGGAAACGACCAATTAGATACTTATAAAGAAAGAGTTTTAGCAGATGGCGGTACATTTGAAGACAATACTTTGCTTGATGATTTTTTAGATTCTATAGATGCAGGAGAAGTAGACGAAGTATATATAAACTCAGCTAGCGGTACAGAAGTGTTAAAGGTAAAAACTTTTAGTTGCTCAAAATACGAGCCAGTAAAAATTACCTTTGTAAATAAATTTGGTGTTTTACAAGATTTATTTTTTACACTTAAGTCTGTCGAATCAACAGACGTAACATCACAAAATTACAAAAGGTCAATATTTAGCGAATCAACACTTTCATATAAAACTTATCAGCATCAGAAACAATTATTTCAAACCAATGGAAACGATAGAATTGTCTTAAACACAGACTATTTAAATGACGACAACAATCAAGTCATAGAAGAACTAATGTTGTCTGAACAACACTGGATGACAAGAATAACAGATGTCCAAGAATTAATTATTCCTGTAATACCTAGAACAAAATCGGTCACCTACAAGACTAGCGTTAATGACAGATTAACGCAATACACCATTGAATTTGATATGGCATTTGATAAAATAAATAATATTAGATAGTGAAAAGAACCACTCAAATATTTGTTCAAGATTTATCTCAAGTACAAGTCTTTACAAGACTTGACTTGTTTAAAGATGAAACAATATCTATTACAGATACCATACAAGATGTTAGAGATATTGCAAAAGTATTTACTCAGTTTTCACAATCTTTTTCTGTACCTGCTTCAAAAACGAATAATAAATTATTCAAACATTTTTACAATGCAGATATATCTAATGGGTTTGATGCTAGGATTTTTGTAGAAGCAAGAATAGAAATAAACAACATACCTTTCAAAAAAGGATTCGTTAAATTAGAAGGGGTAGATTTAAAAAACAACAAACCTTTTGCTTATAGAATTACTTTCTTTGGTGAAACAGTAATACTTAAAAACATAATAGGTGACGATAAATTGGCTGATTTAAATGACTTAAATACTTTAAATCAAAAATACATTGCAGAGAATGACGGCACAAATGATGGCATAAAAGAATTTCTTATAAAAGATTCTAGCAACGCAGCGAATGATTTAATTGTACCATTACTTACTCATAGCCAAAGGCTGTTTTATAATAGTGCTGAAAACGTGGCAAATAGTGGCAATCTTTATTATGTATCTTCTAGTAACAAGCACGGAGTAAGATGGGATAATTTAAAGTATGCTATTCGTGTACAAAGAATTATTGAAGCGATAGAAGCAAAATATAGTCAGATAACATTTAGCAATGATTTCTTTGATGACAGCAATCCTTCTTTTTTTAATTTGTTTATGTGGCTTCATAGAAAGAAAGGTTACTTAGAAGGTGCAACTTCTGAAGCTACCACTGCTGCTTTGGTTGATGGTTGGCAAGCTGGACAAGGAGAAGCAGGAACTATGGTAAACACTTCTACATTAGAATTAACTACTGAAGATTCTGTAATTATAAGTGCTATGAAGTTAAAAATTATAAGTGCTTCTGCTACTTTTGCTATTGAAATTAAAAAAGATGGTTCAAGTATTTATGTAAACAATGTTGCTTCAGGAAATAGCACAATTACTTTAAGTAGCTCAGACATACAAAAAGGATCTACTTATCAGGTTTTTATAACTACTTCTACAAGTATTACACTTGCTTTACAATGGGAGATTGATTATACAGAACCAGAGTCTGGTGCAAATACAGACATCTTTAGATCTCCGCCTACTGGAACAATAACCATTTCTCCTGTAACAGAATTTGTAATAACAGAACAAATACCTGATATGGGTGTTATAGATTTCTTAACAGGTCTTTTTAAAATGTTTAATCTTACGGCTTTTGTAGAGTCCGATGGTACAATATATGTAGACACATTGGATGAGTTTTATAAAGACAAAGAATCTTCTGGCAACCCATACACCATAGATGAATTTGTAGACTCAACACAAAATACTTCTGACTCAGCTTTGCCTTACAGAGAAGTAAAACTTACTTATAAAGACACAGGTACACTTCTTGCAAAACAACACAACCAAGCCTTTGGGCTTGTTTGGGGTGAAGAACAATTCAACAGAGAAAACACAAACTTTGCCAATCCACCAACTACGAGTATGGCTGGTGAAATATACAAAGTAGAAGCTCCTTTTGGTCATCTGAAGTTTGAAAGACTACTTAATTTAAATGATGATACCACAACAAAAATTCAGTGGGGATATTCTGCTGATGATAATTTTGATACTACTACAGGAGATTATGATCCC